ATAGGCAAGAACCAAATCCTATAGACGGTAGACACGATTTAATATTTCCAATGTTTGAATTCGAGATGCCAGGCACAGTACGTGATTTGGAAGTCTTAGAACGAGAATTAGTTCAGCATTTAGGATTTTGTAACTATAATGAAGTAGTAGACAAGAACTACATTGATTGGTGTAAAGAGTATAATGTAGACGAACTAACGCATATTCATGAAGGCTTAATGTGTAATAACAATCAAGTATGCATGATTAAAAACTTTCCAAATAATACAAGTCCATTTTGGAATATGAAACAAAACGGTGATGGCACAGCATCTAAGATAGATGTTATTATAGGTGGAATGGAAACGATAGGTTCCGCAGAACGTTCAAGTGATCCGGAGGAAATGCGTAAACAATTTCATACTATAAGCAATGGTATGTACGCAGAATTATTATACGGAAGGTTCGGCAAGGAACGTGTAGAACAAGAACTTGAAGAATTTTTAAGTTATAATTTTATTCCTAGAGTTGGCGGAGGAATTGGTTTAACTAGATTAATAAGTGCAGTTAAGGGGTCAGCAAAACATTTTACGCAAAAAACTGCTAACGCATTTATATAATTTACGCAAGTAAAAATTAAAGTTTACGCATTAATCGAGGCTTTCGTCTGAATGCAACTCGTTAATTAATTGTCTTAATTTATTTCCTTTGACATCTGCTTTAACTTTACCAACATTATCTCCTTTACTAGGATCCAGTATTCCTGGAGGAGCAACTTTGGATTTTTGTTTAAGTGTATCATATACTGTGGATGTTTTATATTCATATTGACTTTTTTCTTCCTCTTCATTAAGTGTTCTAATTCTTAATGTATCTATATCAAATTCTAAATCAACTTTATGTCCCACACCCGAACTTGATCTTGTTTTCATAAACTGTACTTGATACCTTCCACGTTCTCTCATCGCTCTACTTGTAAATATTCCAATTACGTTATCTGCTGTTTGCACTTTAGATAAACCACCTGCTATGTGTGAATGATCGTATTCAATTTCTTCAACACTTGCTCTGTTTAATTGTGATGCAGTTGCTAACACACAATTTGTATCTACTGCAAAGTTTCTTATTTCTTCTGAAACATATTTGTCTTTTACAAACAAGTCACTTGGCGATACTTTTTTACTTTTTGGCATCATGAGATCTAAATAATCAATTAATACACCATCAATTTTCTTTTTGTTTTTAAGTTCTAGTTCTTTAATGTAAGATTTAACATCCATTATAGTTGAACTTGCTGGCAAATATTTTATTTGTAACCCTCCTGCCTTTTTAGCAACCATTTTAACTTTCATTTCAACATCAGACAATGATCTCATTACTTGTCTAGTTGGTATATTTGTTGTCATTGCATCTATTCTCATAGCCGCTAATGACTCCGATAATTCAAAAGATATATAAACAACGTTCAAGCCAGCCAGTGCCCAGTTAACTGCAAGATTTTGTAAAAACAAACTTTTACCTGCACCTGATCCGCCTGCAAAAATGTTTAGTTCTCCTCGGTTAAAACCACCAAAGAGTTTCTTATCAATGTTGTCCCAGCCTGTACTGACTTGTCCGCTAGAGTTTTTAAGTTTCTCTAATCTACCTTTTGGATCCTCGAAGTAGTCTGTACCTAGGTCACGAGTTAATCCAACGTTTACTGCATCTTTAATCATGTCCTCTACTGGAGCATAATCACCCTTTTCAAGTAAGTCCGCTGATTGAAGTATTGCACGTTCAAGTGCTTTGTGCCTAGAAAACTTTTCAAATTCATCTAACAGCCAATTAAAATGAGATGGATCTAAATCTTTTGCTGTTTTTAATTTAATATCGTGTTTGGCATTAACCTGATCAACCTCTGGCATAACTTTATATTGATCAACATAAGTTCTAATAAATTTAGCAATAGGTTGTAGTCGTCCATCAAAACTATTTGGATTAAATATATTTTGTGCTCTAGCAAATGATTCAGCGTCTGCTAACAGCATTTCTAAATATAACTTTTGTACATCAAAACTATAATCGTCCATACATCTTTCTCTTTAAATCTATTTTAAGTTTATTAGACTCCGTTGATTTTAATATTGATTGTATTGTAAACAATCTACCATATTTTAACACAGCATCGGCCACGTCAGCAACCTTTTCGTCCCACCTCGGAAAAGCAACAGACCATCGGTATTCAATTGCTTGATCAATTAGTTTATCACCAGGTTTATCGTTGTCGGGTACCACAATTATTCTTCGACCTAAATTTTCAATTAAATCTCTTTGTATATCATTTATCTCGGATCCTAGTATACTAACACCAGAAACGGAAATAGCATCAAATGGTCCTTCGGTAACAATTACAAATTTACGTGACCAATCTTGTACGTCTAAATTGAATACATAACCAGGTTGAACATCAGTATAATATTTTACCTTATCAAGTTTTTCAAATAATCTTCCTGTGTATCCAACAACATTACCTTTCCAATAAAATGGAATTATTACTCTTTTGTTAAAATCAAAGTGTATATCTGGAGAATACATAAAATCATACCACGTGGCTTCGATACCTCGCTCTTTAAAATAATTTAATAAACTATCAATACATTGATGTTGTCTATCAGTTAAATCTTTTTTTAAATATTTTTCTAACCAAATTTCTAATTTATGTGAATTTTTTGGAAGTTCTTTCTTTTCAAATGTAATAAATTTTTTCTTTTCTACAATGTTACTTGATTCTTCTAAACGTAAAGCCTCGATTACAAGTTTTTTAATCGCTGTGTCGCCAATACCTAGCCACGACATCCATTTTTTTGTTTTTAAAGATATTTTTCTTCCTGGAGCGTATGATGTTTTAAATCCACAATTAAAACAATGAAAAGATAATGTACCGTCAGGACTATTCATTATACCACCACGTTTTCTTCTATCTTGTGATTCTCCATGATGAATACAACAAGGGGCATTAAAGGCAATCCACCCAGAAGGTGTTCTTTTCTTGCCAGCAGGTAACGACGTCAGTACAGTCGACTGGATCAGGTTCATATTTTATATTTTAATGTCTATAAAGGATTTTGTCAATCGTTCCAACATTACCAGGGTCATTATCATACGAAAATCTAACATGAACGTAAACGCCAGTAAAATTGTAATAGGTAATACCAGTTAATGTGGTAATAGCATTAGAAGAGATTCTAACCCAATCAGTAGGATCGGGTGTTGAATTAATATTTCCTGATAGAGAACCTTCAATTCTAAAGTTACCAGTAAATACTGTGCCATACACAGCAACAGTATGTAATGCTGAATTATTATTTTGTCCAGGCCCAGCATCAATGGCACTTGAAGTTTTTCTTGTTGTTGGTCCAGTTGAAGTAAATCCTGAATCAATAACTATGCTATCTTTCATTTCAGGATAAGCACCATCTAGTATTTCAGCCGTTCCTGAAACTGTATATCCTGTATCAGCATATGTTATAAGAGTACTTCCATCATCAAGATTTTCTCTAACAGAATAATTATAAAATTTTGCATCTAAAGGTAATAAATCTCCATCAGATAAAGTTACACGTGCTTGTCCTTTAGTTGTTAAAGTACTTCCATCATCAAGTATGTCTAACTTTCTTGTGATAACAGACTTTTTACTTTCGGAGTCAATAAGATTAAATTCATAGTTTCTGCCAGAAACATTTTGAGCCTTCTGATCCTCATTTTTAAATGTGAATGTAATAGGATTGTAAACTCCTCTATATAACTTTAATCTACGATCGTACACTGCTGAACCCCTTCCGTGATAACCACTTATTGTAGCATTTACCAAATTGGTTATTAAATACCTTGATACTGTTTGCATAATACATATTTAACAGTATTTATTGGAACTAGATGAATGAAATTTTTGAAAAATTAGGTAAAAAATTCCCATTTTTATCGTTAATACAAAAAAGCGACTTTGAGTATGTTGGAATAGTGCAGAATCAAGACGCTAATGTTATTAGTCTGTATAACTATGATAGGATTATTAACGCAAGTGAAAAGAAGGAATTTTTGAAATTAGGTGAAGTATGGTGGTGGGAATCTAATAGAAAACTGCCAATTAACATTTTTTTAAAAAAAGACTTTAAACATTTTAAGTATACACTTACAACATTAAGCGGAAAAGATATAAAAATAGTGCATGGACCTACTGTAAGGCTTTCCGATATTGCAAAAAGAAGAATTAAAAGAAGAACGATCCAATTAATGAGAAAACCCGCTTAAATTTTACTGGTGTTTATGGCCAATTCCTTTTCTTGAAAGCCATTTATGCAATTTTTTATGCTCTTTCTCTGTTGGATTATAGAAGATAATTATTGAGTTCTCTACAACTTCAAGGTCTTTTGGCATTGGTTGTTCGATTTGTTTATGTCCGTGTTCATGTTCATGTTCCTTATAAGTCAGGCTATAAAAAATAATTATTGTAACAAGTGAACCAACTATAACACCTTGAATAAATCTAAATATTGTTTTTCTATTTCTCTGTTTTGTTTCAGTAGTCATTTTATTACCACGCTTTTTTGCTTCATAAAATTTGTAAAATGAAAAAGCAATAAGTAAAATTCCTACTGCCCAGGAAATTGGGTGATTAACAGTTGCAATAAAAGATCCGCCAAATAGAATAGCAATAAACCCACTGATCCAACAAATAGGACACATTATTTGGCTCCTTGTTTAATTGAATTCATTTGTACAACAATAGCATGAGCATAAGCAATTGCGTGTGATTTTTTAAAAAAGTATGAGTTATCTTTGGGTTTTGTCCAAACTTCGTTTAAAATATCTTTCCAGAATTTGTACATCAGATGTCTTTTAGCAGGTCTAATAATTGCTAGTACAGCCGCAAGTTGTTCAATGTTTTTAGGTTCGAGTTTCGATACAATATCATAATGTCCATTTAAATGAAAAAGTTGATCAACAATTGTTGAATTTTTTAACATTTCCCAATCTGGTTCTGTAATCATTAATTGAACCAACTCTTTTTCAGACTTAATGTTTTTATAAACATTTACATTTAATAAATCAATTTTAAAATATCCTCTTCCTTCTGCTTTCTTATAATCTAAACTAGCATTTTTTGTTATCGGGTTAACAGGAATGTCATGAAAGTAAATTCCAGTTTTATGTTTTTCATGCTTACTATCTTTTATAATGGTAGCAGAAGTATGTTTGAATAATTCAAGAACTCCTTCTCTGTTATAAAAATCTATATCTACATCAGGCATTAATGTAATTTTCTTTTATTATATTGAACAAAATCTTTTTTTGCTCCCGGTTTTAAAATATCAATTACTTTTAACATTTTTTTATATCCTTCAGTTAGTGGTGTTCTATGATTCATTTCTGGCAAAATTACTTTTCCTATTGTTCCATTAGGTTTTATTACAATGCAACAATCGCCAACTTCAAACTCTAATTCGTCAGATACTTCAACATCAATTTTACTCAATTTTTGCTCCTTTAGCCGTTTCCTGAACAAATAAAAAATCTGCTGGATAATTTTTAAATTTACTTGACCAGTACTCTGGGTTAATATTTTTTTCTATTATTTGTAATTGTTCATCAGTAAATGATTGTAACATTTTTTTACCAGCACCACAACCTAGAATTAACCATGGAGATATTTTTCCTGCTTGTATATGTTGTACTGCTCTATTTGTATTAACGAGTCTAAAATAGTCAGACCATTGAGCCTTTTGGTCATCGGCCCAATCCATCATAGTTGTAATTGAACGTTGTATTGCAGATTCAACAGGTTCAATTTTTAGTGTATCGATAAGGTATGAGTCATATAAATCTTCTCTTGCCCAGTGATCAAGTTTAATTTTTGATAATATTACATAGTCAATATACTTGTCTGGATAAATTGGATTAATATGCATCATGAATCTCCCAAATTTTACAAATGCATTATAATATGCAGATTTACAAAAGTCATTATATGTTTTTTGTTTATTGCTATTATGTTGATGTATTTCATAAAACCGTTGAAATACTATGAAAGCATTTTGAACCCATTTTTCATTTTTTTGTAAATGTCTTCTTTTAGGTTCACAGAGATGAACTTGTAATGTTCTTTCTCGTGTAAATCCTTTATTACAATATGTACAAATAAACTTATTCAATTCCATGTGCTTCCAACAGTTCTTCTAGTTCTTTATCTGAAATAAGTTTGTCAAGGGTTTCTAAATCACTTTCTTTTGTTGTTGGATATAATTGATGCAATTGTTTTAAACTTTTATTTTGTACACGTTTCATTGGTTTAATCCATGGATGAAATTGTTGTTTTAATGCACCACACATAGCAGTTAATATCCAGCATAATTTTTTATGCTTACTTGATAATGTAAACAAATGTTTATTCACGCATTCATTTGTCATTTCTACATAGTGTTCAACATAAAATTGGTCCTTTGATGATATACTAGACACATATCTCATTAACATATAAGGTGAGTATAAAGATTTTTCATGATCATCTATTCTGTCGTAATAGTCTTTATTACGAAAGTCTACAGCCTTTAATCCGTTTCTTAGTTCAAAAAATTTTCGGTTCTGCTTTGTCATATATTTCTGCGTATCCTAATGCAAATTTTGTTGCATCAAACGTATTTTTAAACTCTAATTGTATATGTTCTTTTACAACTTCGCAATGAATTGCTTTTAATTTATGTTTGTCACAATAGTCAGAGATATTATTCATGAAATGTCTATCCATTAGTATAGGTAATTTTTTCCCGCCATTGCCTACAGGTAATCTTTGGAACGGTGCT